ACAACATTCTTCGCTGAGTTTTGAATTGTTAAACCAAACGCAGCAGGGCCGCCAGTATTTGTCGCATTCCATGAAACAGTATGTGTACCTGCGGTAAGAGTAATAGATTTTGTGTATGTTGTGCCAAATCCTGGTATTGTTAATTGAGATGTTCCATCAATATAAACTGTTGCAGAATTGTCAGCAGAACCAGTTAAGAGATATGTTCCAGCTGCACTAGCGTAGAATGTGAAAGATAAACCATTAGTTTGAGGATTAAATGACGCTGAAGCATTATTATCACCCCAAATACCATAGAAGTTTAAGAAATCACAGTATGCAGAATTTCTTGGTGCTTTAAATGTTTGTATTGTACCGCCAGTTACACCGTAAGAACCGATACCTGTAACTGAACCAGAATTATGAATAGATACAATAGAATTTGCATTGAATACTACATTTGCAGATGCTGTATTTGAACCAACCACATACTGGCCATTTTCATTATATGTGGCATTGATTAGATAATTTGTAGGAACTGTTGATGGTAAGGTAATTAAATCAGCAATATACAATCTAGTATTAGATGTATTTGGATAATTATGTAATGATACTACTCTAGCGATAGGGAAGAAACCTACACCTGCTTGATAGAAACCAACAATATCATCTTCATTAAATGTACCAACAACTTTTGTTAATTCAATTGTGTTTGGTGCAGTCATGTATTGATTAACGCTTTGACCGTCAAACCAACATTGGACAGGAGTATTCACCAACATATTTTTAGCACGAATAATAAGTTCTTGTGGTCTAATGTATGGCAATACTGCTACGTTTGTAACATAACCATTATTTACAGCTAATGCTGTTGATGAGGTGCTTGGCGATTGTGTTAAAACTTTTGTTTGGCCAGAATAAATTGATGAGTTGGCTGACGTTCCTTGTTTGTTTGTTGGTGTTGTATTTCTAACACCAATCAATGATTGATAATCGCCAGCGTGAATTACATTTAATCCTGTAGCAGGAACTTGTGAGAATTGACTATTAGGATCATTTGTTAATAATGCTGGAGACTCTTGCCATGTTACCCAATTATCCATTGGAGGAGTAATTCTTGCTACACCTTCTTGAACAATAACGGAGAATGGATTTACTGAAATAGTATTACTTGCTAAAGGTTGTGAAACAAGATTAGCGGTTGTATAAGGTAACGTAAAGATATTTGTTTGTGTACCTGAAATGCTGGAAATAGCATAGCCGTTAGTTGGAGTATTTTGTAATGTTCCATAACTAGCAAGAACTAAAGGATTTTGTAGTTGGAAATTATCAACGAATGTTACTGGTGATAATTGTTGTGCTCTAATATTAATGTTAGCAGCATAACTTGGATCATCTGTTCTAGCAACACCAAATGAACTAAAGTCATCCACAAGAATACCATTTTTAAATCTATTTAAACCATTAACATCAGGAACTTGCAATGCATTTGCATTTTGTTCAAGAATACTTAATGTTGTATAATATTCAAGATTATTAACTTGTGTTTGTAAATCTGAAATATCTGATTTAGCCCAACGCTTATGAATAACTTTTTGTAATGATAAGTTAGCTGGTGTTAAAATATCACCTTCTGTACCAATTATTGAAGTGTATGGATCAAGTGATATGTTAGCAAGAACTAAAGCACCGTTAGGTTCTTTAGGGAAAATAGGATTAACAGAAGGTGTTCCTCTGACAAAAGAAAATAGATTGTCTTTTGTTAATACTAATAAATCTTTTCTTGCTAAGTAATATGAATAAGCACTATTAAAGTTTGTTAAGTTATTTGGTATTTCTACACCTTGTGTTTGTGATGTACCAGTTTGATACTCCCAAATATAAGATGCTTGACCATTTTTTCTTGTAGGTCTAAAGTCTAAACAATCTCTTAATTGATATGTTACACCATCTTTAGCGGTATATGTTGGAATAGTAGAATAGTTTGGATAAGAAGTAACACTAAAATATCCGTCGGCACCGGTATGTTTATAGTAATTAAATACAACAATAATATTACCACCAGGTAAAGGAACACCAGGATATAATTGTATTGATGAATGGTCATAGAAATTATCTTTTTGACCACTATTCAAAAAGAAACTATTTGTTATATTTGTATATAAGCTTAATGATTGACCTGTTGTAGGAACTACAGAAGAACTTCCTGTGTCATAAATTGCTACAATGTTTTGAACATCATTAACATATAATGACATAGCATTTCTAGAAATACCACTAGCAGAGATATAAACTTGGCCAGTTGGATTAGTGCCATCTGAGCTATAAGTTGTATTAGATACACCAGAAATAGCAGTATATGCTAGAACTGTTGTGTTAGCAGTTGCAGTATAATTTCCACCAGCTAATGTTTTTGTTTTTCTAGCAGAATCAGCTGTTGCAACAAATGTTGAAGCTATAACATTGACGTTAGCATGAATAGATGCTGAGTATGCTGTTCCTGAACCTAAAGTAATTTGAAGTTGTGTAGCGGATATTAGTGTTGCTGAACCGTTTGCCGTTGATGTAAAATCTAAAATTTGTCCAGTTTGATTTGATACAACTGTAAACAAGTTTTTAAAAGCATCACCAGAATATGTTGATCCAACGGTACCATTAAAACTAATGTATGATGAATTTGGTATATTCAATGTCAAGATTTTGGTTGAACTGTTAAATGCTTGATTTCTAAATGTTTGTGTTGAAAAATAACTTGAACCTGTTACAGAAGCAACATATGCTTGACCAACAGGGAATACTAATTCAGGTTGTCCAGCATTTTGTAATACTGTAGCTCCGTAATATGCACCACCAACTTTACCTTGTAGTGTGTTGATATTTACGTTAGCAGTTAATGTGTTTGTACCAAAACCATTTCTTTGAACGATAGAGTTGATATAATCTGGTTTAAATGAAATCGAGAAGGTACTTGTAGAATCTGGAGTAACAGTAAACGCTGGTGTTACTGTTGCCGTTCTTGTTGCACCGTTGTAGTTTACAATTGTTCTTGTGTCTGAAGCATAGTTTGGAGGTCCATCAGTACCACCAGTGATTGTTAAAATAGCGCCATAGTAAGCATTAGCAGTTGATGAAAATACGTTAGCTGAATCAGTAAAAGTAATAGTTGTAGGCGTAGCAGAAGCAACTGTACCTGATAATGTATTTGTATTAATATCGTGAACGAATGCTTTATAGATGTATGCAGCCGTATTGGCAGTATTTGCACCTGATTGAACGTATGATAGTCCTCTGATAAAACCAGAACCAATTAGTGTTGAATTGTATATGTTTGCGTTAGCAGTATTAACGCTAGCTGCGCCAACCGAATGGAAATCTACAGCAGGTACTGAATCAACATCAAAAACACCGTTAGCAGTATCAACAACATAATAGTTACCATAATCTACAAGAACTGTGTTTGTACCTATTGAAGCAGTATTTCTTGCTCTATCAGAAGTTAAGGTAATTTGTGATTGATTTTCTACTCTATAACCACGAATATATGCAACACCTTTACCAATATTTAAATCATATAATGCAGAGTTTGCTGTGTTAGCTACAGGCGTCAATCTGAAATCACTAACAATATAATCACCGTTAGTTTCATAATCTCGTTTAGCAAAGTAATCATCAATAACTGAATAAACTGATCCATTAACTTGCTTAACAATTTGACCATTTACAATTCTAGCTAATTCGATAAAACCAGTATCATCACCTAATGTTAAAGGATATGTTGTTAATGTCAAAGTAATTTGATATCTATCAGCACCAGGCGCTTTATAGTTTGATGATTTAAGAGCAGGATCAAGTAAGCTACTATCTTGTGTTGAATTAACAATATTTTCTGTTATTTGTAAACCTAGACGAACATTTGGAATATTATCATATTTGTCAAGAATGATTGTTTGTGGATTTACTTGAACAAAGTTACCAATAGAATATTGTAATGATGTAGATTGTGATACATTATAACCATTCACAACATAAAATACACCTTTTGATATAGATGCAGTAGATGATTGTCCTGTGCAAGTAGAACCGCCAGAGGTTCCAGAAGTTGTAGCATATTGACTACCACCATAAATTATAGAACCGTCAGTAAATTGACTACCAGAAAGATATGAAATAATTAATGTTGGTGGATCGGTTTGTGTAGCCTCTGCTGTTGAAATAACTTTAGCGGATACTGTTGCTGTATTTGAAGCAATATCGCCAACCGCATCTGTAATAATTGCACCTAAAAATTCAGATGCTATAATGGGGTTATTTGATATGTCTGTAGGATTTAATTTTAAATAATAGCAATTTAAATTTGTAGTTACTTTACCGCCAGTAACAGGTGAATTTTGAGCAAAGATATTATCGGCAAATGATGATACTTGATTTTGTAATATTGTTTGTGATTGAGTTAATTCACGAGATTGAATAGCATAACCAGGCTTAAACAAAATACGGTGGTAGTTTTTTGCTGGATCGAAATCATCATAGTATGGTGCTTGATTAAAATTTTGTGCCATTTTTTTCCTTAATATCCTAATACAATTTTAAATTGTTCGATGCCGTCTGCACTTCTTGTAATACCTGTTCTATTTTCAATATATGAAATATATCCAGAAAATGGTATAATTACAGGTAATGTAGCACCATTTGGCGATACTGTTCTAATTGTACCTGATGTTGAACCATAAACAGGCAAGCTTGGTGAAACCGTTCCTACTGTATTTATGACGTTAATTACGTTATTTGTAGAATCAAAATTAAGAACTGTACCAATAAATCCAGATGATGTTGTACCTAATGTGTTAGCATATACTAAATTTTCAGCGTCAGATAAGTTTGAAGCTCCTTGAAATATTATCTCATCATTTATAAAAGATCCAGAACCAGGTATAACAGGTATTTGAGTATACACAGTATATATGTCACTATTTGCTGGAAAGTATTGTGGTACTTCATTGATAATTTGTAACGTATCGTTAGCAGATGGATTAATAAGAACACCTAGTTGTCTATATTCAATATTTGTTGGTACAACACCATTTATATCAGACCCCTCAAATTTTGAAGTAATCATGAAATTGTGGCAACCTAATTCTGAACTTGGATCAGAACCATGACCAGCTGTTGGAGATATAGGAGCAATCGCTGTAGCGCCGTTAGCGGTACCACCATCATTAACATAAATTGTTATATTAGCCCAAGTATAATTTTGTCCTGGATTATTAACTACTATATCTACAATTTCGCCTGTTGGTACGTAAATATAGGCTGTAGCATCTAATCCGGTGCCGTCACCAGAAATATGAAGATATGTATTTCCTAAACCATAACTATGTCCAGAATTTGTAACATTAATGACTTCAACACCACCATATCCTACAGGAAGACTTGGATTAATTGGTTGTAAAGGATTAGGTGTTGTTGATGTGGATAAAGCT